ATTTCAAACAGTTACAGGAGCAGCTACTCCTTCTACTAAGATGACTATTGTTAATGNNGGNNATGTAGGTATAGGAACAAAAGACCCAAGATATAATAATAATGGAACTTTCAGAGATGTGAGAACATTAATAACATCTACTGGAAGTTTAGGAGAACTCTCCTTAGCATCTGAAATGAAGTCTGATGATAGAGGTCCTAGTATAGGACTTCTAAGACAAAGAGCAGGAGAAGCAAGAGTTGAAGATGATGATAACTTAGGTGGACTTACATGGTATTCATGGGATGATGCTAAATATAGACATAGTGGAAATATTAGATTAAAAGTTGATGGGGCTACTACTACCCTTCAAATACCACCCACTTATTTATCTTTTGCTACATCTGCGGGTAATGCTAACCCAGTTGAAAATATGGTAATTGATAAAGATGGGAAGGTAGGAATAGGAGATTCAGCTCCGACTAAAAAACTTAATGTTAATGCTGGAACTGATAATGTAATATCTGAATTTACATCTACAGATAGTTTAGGAGCAATACATGTTGAAGATAATGATACGTCTGCATACTTAGCAGCTGAAAATGATTATGCTTCAGTTGGTGGTAGTGCTGGATTAGCTGGAACAAATCTTAATATTCATGATACAACAGGGTTTGTTGGAATGCAAACAACAACACCAACCCAACCTCTTAGTGTTGCTGAAAAAATATGCATGACTAAGACAGGGGGGATTGCTATTAAACTTACAAATCAAACAGGAGCTACAACAGTCCAAGGACAGATAGTTAAGCCAGACACAGCTAACGATGATAGTTTTATATTATGTGCAACCTCTGACGCAGAGATAATAGGAGTTGTTCTAGAAAGTGGAGTTGCTGATAGAGCAGAAGCTTGGATTGTTGTTAGTGGAATTGCTGATGTAGCTATGGAAGATAATGTAGGAGCAACAAGACAAGATGTAATAATAAGTTCACCAACAGATGCAGGATATTCTCTACCAAGTGCAGGTGTCCCAAGTGTAGCTAATCATTGGAGAGAAGTAGGGCATGTTATAGAAAGCGTTGCAGCAGGGGGAATTGGAACACGTATCTTAGCAAGATGTGTAATCCATTTTAATTAATAATGACAGAAACTAAAACAATCGTAGATGAACAGACTTTAAGAGTAGCTACGCCTAGACCAGACAGAGTTGTAGAATATAAGAAAGAACAACTACTAGCACAGAAGGCAGAGATAGAAGCTAAGTTAGCTGAATTTGATAAGTAGATACATTTATAAAGGTAGTTTACTACTAGTATACCATGAAGATTAAACATAAGATGGTTAAGTTCAGATTGTCCTCGTGGCGTAAACTTAGGCGTGCTTACTATGGTAGGAAGAATGAAACACTATCCGATTATATTGAAAGAATTGCGGAGATGAAAGAATGACTACCGACAACGACACTTGTGCGAACTGTAGAGCAGATAGAGATATGATAGAAGAGATTATAGATAGATTAAGTGATATTGAAACTAAGTTAGATGATTTAAAGGAGAAAGCCCAATGAGTTCTAATTGCTGTAATGCAAGTATGATTGAAGATAGTGATGTTTGCTCTAAATGTGGAGAACATTCAGAATGAACATAGATTATACTGCAATAGACCAATTATGGATTATGATTGTGATAATGTTAGTTGGATTATTAACTAAATGGTATCAACTTTTAATAGAGTGCAAAAAGGAGGTAGAGCGAGCAAAATGATAAAATTTAATGAATTAAGTGGATGGCTAAAACTAGCTATAATATCTGCATGGGTTAATGCAAGTATATATGGTTATTATTTCTTAGAAGGTTTCTTGTACGCACTTTAAATGGAAAGTAAAATACTTCTAGTTGAAGCATTAGAGGATAAGTCAACTAAAACAGGCAAAGCCTATACAAGATTTAAAACCTCTGAAGGCTGGATGAGTTGTTTTGATTTTAATACAATTAAAGAACTAAAGAAGTTAATAGGTCAAAATGTAAACTTACAACTAACACAAAGCGGAGAGTTTCATAACATCACTGGAGTTAATGGAGTTGCGCAAGTAAGTCAAACTGCAGGAGAAGTTAAAGCTGAACCAAGAAGTGTAGTGCCTAACAATAGTAGAATAACGCCTATGTTTGTAAGTTATGCGAAAGACATATTCTGTGAATTTGTGAAAGTTAAAGCCCCTAACGACGCAACACAGATGACGCAACTAATGGAAGAGTGTATAGCTATTGTAAATCAAGCAAGAACAGCGTTTGAATAAGCACAATTTAGTTTATTTTTATTTATTTATTATTTTTGGATTACTCACTACCCAAAGGGTAGCAAGATTAGTCATTTTAAACTTTCAGGCTGGAAGCCCAAAGGAAAGAATAAAAGCCTAATCTCGTAATCCCCGCCTAGAGCTAACCTCAATATATTGTGAGGTTACCTCATAAGAAAGAATTAAACAGGAGACGAAGAAAATGATGACAAGAAAACATTTTAGAATGATAGCTGACTGGTTGATTAAAGTTAAGAAAACAATGCCTATGGACATGTTTGAAGAATTAATGTCTGAAGTAATGGAGAACTTAAAGAAAGAGAATGCAAACTTTAGCGAAACTAAGTTTTTGGCATGGGTACATGAGTAATGAAGAATGGATAAGATGGCTGTATCCTGGCATGAGTGAGAGTTGGTATAGCTTTAGTAAGATAGCTTGTAGTTTTAGGGATAGGCTTAATCGCCTATTCTCTTTTTTTGCTCATTGGTGTTGCACTAATTCATAAAGAGTTATGCGCCACACCGAATAACTTATATACCTTGGTTACTTCTCAAAATCGGAGATTTTGACTTTTCTAGCTTAAGCCCCTTGTTGGGTGCTTAATCTTTATGAATTAAAGGGAGAAAAGAAAGATGTGCCATTGTGGGTTGCCTCAATGGCTAATTCCACACTAAACCCATATAAATCGAGTGTATCCTACACTCTCATTATAAGCCTTTAGTACTCTAATCCCCCCNCCCACCCCACCCACCCACCTTTTATAACTTAGCGATTATTGAGTTTATTTCTTTTTCTTATATGTAGGAACTCACAGAAAAATTTTTTATATTTTAATAAAATGTATATATCTGATATATACCTCCTTCTGAAAGTATATATGTATGCATGGGAGAGAGAGAGAGTAGAGAACTCTTTGTATATATATATATATATACTATTGAGTACATAAATATATAAACTAAGGTATATACATATATATCATGGCACAAAGATTTGCTCAAGCACTTATAAGAACTTCAGTTAATGTAAGCCCTGAGTTTCACAGACTATGCCGCGAACATAGAATTAAATTTAGTGACGCAGTGCGAGTAGGAATATCTATACTGCTTGCTGANCGTGGAGTGAAAGAATACGACAACAATTTAAATATTATTAGAAGAATTGAAAATTTAAAAAATAAATTAGAAGAAGTAAGTCAAAAATACTATGAACTCAAAGACAATACAGAAAATGCTAAAAATTCTACCACTTAGAATAGTAGTAGACTTAGAAGACTTAATGGAAATATACTCACAAAATGGAACTAGACGGATGGCAGAAACAAGTAATGGAAACGGAAGGCAATATATGTCTTAGAAGTGGGCGACAGGTGGGAAAATCCACTATTATATCTATAAAAGCAGGCGATTATGCTCTAACGCATGCAAAGCAGAATATAATGGTCATTGCGAGCGTAGAGAGGCAAGCTCAGCTACTTTTCGAGAAAATCTTATCATATATCTACGAAACTAACAGAACTATGATTAAAAAGGGAAAAGATAGACCTACCAAGCACAAATTAATACTTAAAAATGGCTCTACTATTCACTGCTTACCTACAGGAGAAAGCGGATACGGAATAAGAGGTTTCACTATAAACTTACTAATAGCGGATGAAGCTGCCTTTATCTCGGAAGATGTGTGGATAGCTGTTACACCTATGCTTACAATTACTAGAGGGGATATTTGGCTATTATCCACACCTCACGGAAAAGACGGATACTACTATCGTTGCTTCCAAGATGATAAATTCACTCCTTTCCATGTCTCATCTGAAGACTGCCCTAGAAAAGACCAATCATTCTTAGACCACGAAAAAGAATGGATGACTAAGGCACAATATGCTCAAGAATATTTAGGAGAGTTTGTAGATGATTTAAGACAATTCTTTTCTAACGGTTTAATTAAAAAATCTTGTACACTAAAGAGAAGGAAATCTCTCTCCCCTATGAGAGACTACTTCTTAGGTGTAGATATAGCTCGGCTCGGAAAAGATACATCTACTTTTGAAATTCTTGAAAGGGATGATAATGATAAATTATTTCATGTAGAAAATATAGTACAAAGGCAAAATTTAACTACTGAAACAACACGAAAGATTATATCTCTAGACCAAGACTGGGATTTTATAAAAGTATATATTGACAGTGCAGGAGTAGGCGCAGGGGTACTAGACCAGCTACTAGAAGAAGATGATATTAAGCGAAAAGTAGTATCTATCGAAAATGCGCGTAAATCTATAGATAATAAAAACACCGCGAAGAAGACAATATTAAAGAATGATTTATATAACAATCTACTTCGGATGATGGAGATGAATAAAATTACACTATTAAATGATGAGGACATTAAGGTAAGCTTAAAGTCGGTGCAATATGAATATGGGGAGAATGGAAAGATGTATATTTGGGGAAAAGACACACATATTGTAGAGGGTCTTATTCGTGCAGCATGGTGCGTAAAAGACAAAACTTTAAAACCCTTTGTTTACTACTAGATAAATGGCAAGTGCATTTGAAAAATATACTACTGGGGATGATACTAATGGAAGTTTTAATAGTAATATTCAATTCGACGCTCAAACTTTTACTATAGGTACTGTAGGAGATAATTTAACATTTAATATTTCTAGTGTAGATGTAAAAATAAAAGGTGGAGATGCGGATGATACTGCCTTGGTTTCTGTACAAGGAGTTAAACCTGATGGAACACCTGATGGAGTTTCTATAAGTACTGGAACTTCTGCTGCTATTGGAGAAACTGCAAGATGGATGAATGTAACTATGACTAATGCAGCATTAAAAGCAA